TGCTTGTGTCTGTACCAGAACAGCCGAACCAGCCTGAACCAGCCGAGATCAACCACGACCAGCCAAGACTTGAGACGATCGTGCCTGACTGTGACGGATCGTGGGGGAGCCTTGTGGGGGACATGGCTTTAGAGCTTCTTCATATTGAGCTCATGCCTTGGCAAGTGCATTGTCTTGAGCGGATGCTTGGTTTTACCCATGCACCTGACGGACAGGATGATCTTGTGCACCGCTCGAGCCTTGTATCTGTCGCGAGACAAAATGGCAAGACCGTCCTGATTCAATGCTTGATCCTATTTTGGCTTTTGGAGATGCCAAAGATCCGAGGAACAAAACAAACGATCCTTTCAACGGCTCACACTTTGACGCTTGGGACTTTGCTCTTCGAGGAACTCGCGCCAACCCTTGAGCGTCTAGGTGCAACGATCTACAAGTCGTATGGTCGGAACTCTGCAACGATGCCAGACGGATCGCGGTGGATGGTGCGCGCGGCGAACCCTTCTATCGGTCACGGTATGTCAGTAGATCTAATCTGTGCGGACGAGATCTTTGACATCTCGGAGATCGCTATGGCTGGCCTGATTCCAACCCAGCGCGTGCGAAGGTCTCCGCTCTTGGCAATGTTCTCAACAGCTGGCACCGAAGCAAGTTCTCTCTTTATTCGTCATCGAGAAAACGCGCTCCGATTGATTGACACAAATAATCCTTCCAACTTCTACTTTGCCGAATGGAGCCCACCGCCAACGGTAGATCCGATGCTTGAGTCTTCGTGGTCGTGGGGCAACCCGGCACTCGGACACACTTTGACGCTGGACACTTTGCGCGCCGAATCTCAAGATCCTGACCGCTCAAACTTTTTGCGCTCGTCGCTAAATATGTGGATAGCAAGTACGCAGTCGTGGATCCAAACCCATTTATGGCCTGATCTGGAATACCACGGCCCGATCCCTTCTGGCGGCGTCATCTCCGTCGAAGCATCAATGGACGAATCCAGATACTTCGCTACTAAGTCGGTCGCGCTTGGTGACGGTCGTACTTGTGTCTCGGTTGCCTTTACTGCCGAGACCGCTAAAGAATTGTGGGCTCATGTCGGAGCATTAGCGGCGGCGGATCCCACGACCAAGTTCATATTCTCGCCAACTATTGACGCACACTGTCCACCAGTCTTTGAGCGTAGGCGCGTGGTCATGGGCTACAAAGAGATCTTGCAATACACGCCGATCGTCCGCAATATGATCTCCGAAGGTCGGCTTGTGCACACTGGCGAAGCAATGCTTGCCGAGCATGTTTGTCGAGCGGTCATGGTTAGAACTCAAGGCTCAATCGCGGTGTCGTCGCAAAAGTCGGCTGGCCCGATCGAGTTGTGCCGAACGATGATCTGGGGAGCGTCGGCAGCTGCAAGACCAAGCAACTCCCAGAAGCCAATGCTCGTCACTGTAAATCAGTAACATTGACTTGGCACTCGTTCGCTTGCTTGCCTGTCGTCGGGATACCGCAGATGACCGAGCGAGTGCCACCACAATCCGCGCGCAATGTGTAATCTTGTGCTATGGGAATCTTTGATCGCAAAGTAAGCAAGGCCGCCATTAGTCCTGCGCCTGCCAAAGCTGCGGCGGCGAGTGCAATGAATCCCGGATACAGCTCAAGCAATGTCGGCGTAAACATGATCGGCCAGTATTACACCTACCAAGAAGGACAACTTCGCGCGGCAGCAATCTCAATCCCAGCAATCTCACGCGCACGCGATCTACTCGCATCGGTCATTGGTTGCCTACCATTACAGATGTATAACGAAATGTGGAACGGCGAAGAAATGGAGCGCGTCTATATCGCTCCCCGCTCTTGGTTACGACGCCCAGATCAGACCGTTCCCTACAACTTTTTAATGTCGTGGACTTTTGACGATCTTTACTTTTACGGTCGCGCCTTTTGGTACATAACATCGCGCACTGCTGACGGCTATCCAGCAACTTTTACTCGACTTCCTGCAGGATCAGTGACCACGACCGACATGGCTGGGCCTGTCTGGTTTGCACCTTCTAAAGAAGTGTATTTTCAAGGCGGACAAATAGACCCTACAAACCTTGTGCAATTTTTGTCGCCAACACAAGGCATGGTCTACTCATCACAAGCCGCAATCGAGACAGCGATTAAGATTCAAGACGCGAGGGCTAGAAACGCAAGCAGTTCCATTCCTGCCGGGGTGCTTCGTCAGACTGGCGGCGAGCCTTTGAGCGCGCAAGAATTAGCGGATCTTGCTGCCGCATTCAACACCGCTCGAGCAACTAATCAAACTGCGGCTCTTAACGAGTTTCTCACTTACGAGCCGACAACAATGTCGCCCGACAAAATGTTGCTGATTGAATCCGCTAACTACAGCGCATTAGAAACTGGCGGTCGTATTGGCAATGTTCCGCCATACCTGATCGGCGTATCCACAGGATCGTACTCATATCAGTCCAGCCAACAAGCCAGAATGGACTTGCTGTTCTTTGGCGTGAAACTGTACGCAGACGCAATTGCAGAAACATTATCAATGAATAATGTTTTGCCTAACGGAACTTTTGTCGCCTTTGACTACGAATCGTATTTAGAAGAAAATTATCTAGCAGACAAAATGGACAGTCCAGCAGAAGAAAACACTCAAGAGGAGATAGCAAACTAATGATTAGATTTACAGCACCTTCCGTCAGCATTGATGCAGCTGCAGGAGACGGCACGCCTTCAAGAACTATTACAGGTATCGCCGTTCCCTACGGAGTGGCGGCAACAGTCGCCGACGGCACCGAAGTCATCTTTGAGCAAGGCAGTCTCCCAATCGAAGGCAAAGCACCGCGTCTATACATGAACCATGACAGCAATCAGGCCATAGGTATCGTGACCGAACGCGTAGACACCCCAGAAGGCATGCTATTCAGCGCCAAGATCAGCAAAACCGCTGCAGGAGACGAAGCCCTACAGCTCGCCCTAGACGGCGTATTGGACTCGGTATCGGTAGGAGTAAACCCAACCAAGACTCGAGCAAACAAAGACGGATCGCTAACAGTGTTGGCAGCCGACTGGATTGAGTTGTCTATGGTGCCAGTTCCTGCATTCGCTGGAGCGATCATCACAGACATCGCAGCGAGTATCCACCACGAAGACGAAGAAATAAGTATCATAGAAACAGAACCTACACAGGAGAACGAAACCATGTCCGAAGCAACAGTCCCAGCAGTCGAAGCAACTATTCCAACTGCACCAATTCCAGCACAAGCAAAGCGTGAGTTTAAGTTGCCAAGCGCAGGCGACTTCATGGCCGCCTACCACATTGGCGGAGACACATTCTCCAACATGAACAAAGCCGTAGCGGAATACAGCGCATCACAGCGCACAGCACTACAAGCAGCTGCAGGCGATGTGCTCACCACTGACACACCCGGCTTGCTCCCAATTCCCGTCTTGCTTCCTCTGGTACAGGATCTAAATTTCGTCAGACCTACGGTAGAAGCACTCGGCGCTCGCGCGTATCCAGACGGCGGACAGTCAAAAACTTTCATCCGTCCAACAATCACCACGCACACAAGCGTCGCGACACAGTCAAGCGAATTGTCTGCCGCATCAGCGACAACAATGGTCATTGCGTCAAACTCGGTCAGCAAAACTACACTCGCGGGCCAAGTTACCCTCTCAATTCAGGACATTGACTTTACTTCAGGTCCAGCGATGCAACTGATCTTGAACGACTTAATGGGCGAATACATGATCGCATCAGACAACTTGGCTGCAGACAACTTGCTCGCCGCAGCAAACTCGAGCGGTGTTTGGGACGGAACCCCAGAAGACTTGCTCAAGTCTGTTTACGACGCAGCGAATGATGTTTCGGCAAACCGTAACTGGATGCCGACACACATGTTCGTCTCGGTTGATGTTTGGGCTCAACTCGGTCAGCTTGTAGATTCAAGCAAGCGTCCGCTCTTCCCATTTATTGGTGCAGGACTCACAGGTCAAAATGCACTTGGAGCATCAAGCGCAGGATCATGGAACGGAACCCCAATGGGTCTTCAACTTGTAGTGGACAGCAACTTCGCTGCCAAGACAATGATCATCACCCGAGTCGGTCAAGGTCAAGGAGACGCCTTCGAGTTCTACGAGTCCATTCGCGGCTTGATGAGCGTTGAAGTCCCAGCAACTTTGGGTCGCACAATGTCCTTCCATGGATATGTTTCAACCTTTGCTGCAATCGGTGGAATGATCCGCAAGATCACTCAGGCTTAGTCGAGAGCGGGGCTACCGCTCATGGCTGTTTACAGCGTTACCCAAAAATATCTCATAGACAACTACGCCGTAGTTCAACTTCTGACCGATGCAGAAATTGAACTCGGCGCAAGTGTCGTTATCGCTGGTGTAGACGCAACCTTTAACGGCACATACACAGTTAGGGCACTGCCCCAATACTTGTATGTCGGCATAGATACCGAAGGCGATCTTCTTTACAATGTAAATATCCCGATTGCTAACCAAGTGCTCTTTGCAAAGACCGCCGATGATGTCGGTCGCACTGCCGCTACTGGCACGCTAACAATTACCCAGACTTGCACTTGGGTCACGGCTGCAAATCTCGAGGACTGGATTGGCATTGGCACAGCAACCGCAGCCGACGCCGCGTTCCTAACAGTGTGCGCCGCAGCTGCATCGCAGTTTTGTTGGCGTCGCCGAATGGAAGCTGGCTATGTGGACTCGCTTACGACTGTTCCTTCGCAAGATGTCTTCCTAGGGACACAGATGTACGGTGGCGCTTTGTACCGCCAACGCGGATCGGTAGACCAATTTGCTTCGTTCCAAAACATGGGCGTAACTCCAGTTATGGGTCTAAACGGAATGATCCGCCAGCTCTTGGGGATTGATCGTCCGCAGGTCGCCTGATGCCTGTCCCTAACTACACGGATCTCTTCAACGAAGGCTTCGATGATCTAGTCGCAAAGCTCTCAACAGTGAGCGGTCTCCAAATAAATAATGACCCACGCAATATCACTCCGCCTTCCTGTTTCGTCAATATCGACTCAATAGACGGCTACAACTACAATGTTGCCAAGTTGAACTTCACTTTGCAGATAATCACGCTCGGCCCCGGCAACCTAGACGCCCAAAAGAGCTTGCTCAATATCCTCGCCCAGATCTACGCGCTCAATATCGGCGTGGTCTCTGGACGCCCCACGAACCTAGATATCGGTGGCTCAACGCTTCCTGCCTATGAGCTCTCGGTAACAACTGTCGTGCAGACTGCCTAATCCACACTCTCGGTCTCATTATGTGTCAAACTAAATCCAACACTTCCAAGGAGTAACTCATCATGGCAACTTCCACTATCCTCTCAAATCCGACAGTGACATTAGGTGGCACGGCACTCACAGGGTGGTGTACCTCTGCCGTGCTAAATCGCACTGTCACGGCCCTAAACGACACGGTCTTCGGAAATACGGCAAACACCTTCACAGCGGGCCTCGAAGATAACGAATGTACCCTGACTTTATTTTTGAGTTACGAAGCCAGCGCCACTTACGCAACACTTGCACCATTGGTTGGCACAAAGACAACAGTAATTGTCAAGCCAACTTCGGCAGTGGACTCGGCAACGAACCCCGGCTTCACACTCACCAACTGCTACCTCGAGACGCTTCCAGTGATCTCGGCTTCTCTCGGCGAGTTGCAATCGATTGACATTACCCTCATGGGTGGCGTCTTCTCGGCTGACACTACCAACCCATAATCTTCGGCCTTCCTTGGCCCGACGAAAGGAAACAAAGTGAAGATCAAACTCACGCTCACACGCGGAGACAAAAAAGAACTACTAATTACAAATCTCTTCGCGATCTCTGAATGGGAACGCCTAGAGAATCGTCGAGTGTCCGACGGTCGCGGTATCGGTGCATCCGATATGGCTTGCTGGGCGTACATCATGCTCGGCATCAAAGGCGAGACACTTCCTGCCACTTGGCGCGAATGGTTGAAACAGAATCCAGATGTTGAGATCGGCGTAGAGGATTCAACAGACCCAAACCCTACGGACGCGGCTACAGGCGACAACTCGCCGAACTTGTAGTCGCGACAGGGTGGGCTCCCACTTTCTACGCTGACACCTTCGACACGCGAGATCTAAGTACCATTGTCGCAGTGCTAGAAAAACAAAACAAAAAGAGGTGACATGGCTGACGGGATTGAAACTCGACTAGAGATCTACGGGCTCAAGGAAGCGCTCAAAGAGCTAAACAAAATTGACAAGTCTCTTAGGCGCGAGATTACTAAAGATTACAAAAGGATTACGGCCGGACTTGTGTCCGATATTGAGTCCGCCATACCCCTAAATTACCCTTTGTCAGGCTGGCAAAGAAGTTGGAAGATACGAGGATCTTACGAGGTCTTTCCTTGGCCTACAGAGCACAAAGTCAAGGCATACATCAACACAAAACCGCCTAAAGAGTTCCGACAAAACACTGTAAACCTGACCACCTTTGCAATCAAGTGGCTTGGAGCGGCGGCTTCCTTCTTTGACTTCTCAACAAGTAATCGAATGGGTGCTGCACTAACAGCCAAGTACGGAGATTCATCGAGAGTAGTATGGCGTCAATATGAAGCACACAAAGAAGATCTCAACAGCGCTATGGAGCAGCTAGTGGATCGCGTCGGTAAAGCCGTCGGACAGAACTTGAAAGCACAATAGTCATGGCTGTAATTCTCCCAATCATTACCGAGTTTGACGCTAAGGGAACACAAAAGGCAATTAAAGAGTTCCAGAAGCTTGAAGGCGCTAGCGCTAAAGCACAATTTGCTATTAAAAAAGCAGCAGTCCCAGCGGCAGCCGCAATCGCAGGTCTTGGCTACGCTCTTGTAGGCGCTACCAAGGCGGCAATGGAAGACCAAGCCGAACAGGTACAACTTGCATTAGCCCTTGAGAATGTCACAGGTGCAACAGACGATCAGATCAAAGCAACAGAAGACATGATCTCCAAGATGAGTCTCGCGTCAGGCGTCGCGGATTCTGAACTTCGCCCGGCATTTGCTTCACTTGTGCGCGGAACTAAAAGCATTGCTACAGCCACCGACGCGCTCGCACTAGCACAAGACATCTCGGCTGGGTCAGGTAAAGACTTAGCGACCGTATCTGATGCTCTTGCTAAGGCTTACGGCGGCAACATGAAAGGTCTACAAGCTCTTTCGCCAGAGATCAAAGCAATGATAAAAGACGGTGCATCTCTTGAAGATGTCATCAATGTCCTTGGCGGATCGTTCGGTGGAGCATCCGCCGCAGCTGCCGCCACTGCCGAAGGCGGAATGAAGCGTCTAGGGATAGCACTTGCCGAGACAAAAGAATCAATCGGTGCAGCACTCATCCCAGTAGTCGAAGCGCTTCTGCCATATCTGACCGCCTTTGGTGCATGGGCACAAGAAAACACCAAAGTCTTCCTGATTATCGCAGGCGCAATCGGTGGCATCGCAGCGACGATCTTGACTCTCAATGCCGCTATGAAAGTTTATGCAGCCGCCCAGATGATCGTGAACGGCGTAGTCACAGTGTTCAACGCGCTTCTACTAGCCAACCCTCTGACCTTGATCGCCTTGGCAATAGTCGCATTTATTGCGGTACTTGCGGCGCTCTACTTCAAGTTTGAGAGCGTCCGAAAAGTTGTGGACACCGTATTCCAAGGAATGCTCAAAGGCGGCAAAGCAGTCTTCGACGGACTCACCACCTACTTCACAGCAATCTTCAACATCTATAAATCACTCTTCAACGGCATCGCCAAACTTTGGAACGGTACGGTTGGCAAACTTGCCTTCAACATCCCTTCGTGGGTGCCTGTAATTGGTGGTAAAGGCTTCGAAGTTCCCGAGATCCCTATGCTCGCGGACGGCGGAATCGTGACAGGGCCCACGCTTGCACTGATCGGCGAGCGAGGCCCTGAAGCGGTCGTTCCTTTGTCTGGTCGCGGTGGCGGTGGAATGGGCAACTACACGATCAACATTAACGGCGGACTCGGCTCAAGCGCAGAGATCGGTACGGCTGTGGTGAACGCGATCAGAGCGTTCAATAGGCAGAACGGCCCAGCCAACATCGCGGTCGCATAATGGCAGGCGTAGCAGTAGTCGGATCAGGTCTCTACGATCTTGAGATTGATACAGGGTACAACTGGAACGCCTTCACACTTGACGACGATCCAAAAGGCACACTTGACTCAACTGATTATGTCTTAGACGGCACCGATCAATATGCGTCGGTCATGGACGGCACTATCGGCTTGACAGCAAAACGCGGACGCGCCAACACAGGCGACCAATTCCCTTACGGCACGATGAACTTCACTCTCAACGACACTTATGCCGACGGAGTGTTCAACCCTTTCGACACGACATCCCCTTACTACGATCCGAATAACTCTCTGCCGGGTCTTGCACCGCTTCGCAAAGTCCGCTTCTCCCGATACGACTCGCTCGGCGTAAAAAAATACTTGTGGGTCGGCTACATCGTAAACTTTGATTACACTTTCACGCTTGGCGGTCTAGACACCGTGAGCGTCAGTTGTGCCGACTTTTCTTATCAACTAGGTCAGACTTTCCTAGCCGAATGGAATGTCACAGAGCAGCTCTCAAGCGATCGTTTCGATGACCTTCTAGACCTACCTGAAGTGAATTACACGGGCACACGGAGCATTGAGACAGGTGTGGCGACCCTTGGCGGTGCGGCTGCTTACACGGTCGCGAACGGTACTTCGGTCGCAGGGTACGCCAACAAAATTATGGAAGCCGAACAGGGCAGAATCTTTGTGGATCGAGAAGGCACTATTACCTTCCAAAAGCGCATCGGGCAAGTCTTAGGAGTTCCTGTCGCGGAGTTTCACGACACTAACCCACCAACCAAGATCGGCTACTCGGCAATCGACATTGCCTTCCAAGCGGACACAGTGGTCAATCGTGCGTCCGTTCAACACGCTGGAGCATCATCGCCAGAAGTTGCCGAAGACCTCACCTCTCAAGCCACCTACCTAATTCAGACAAAATCAATCACCGACTCGCTCGTCCACAACGACGCCGCAGCTCTCACACTCGCCGAGTACCTTCTTAACGCGAACCCAGAAGCACGCTTCAACTCAATCGGCACCGAGTTCCCCGGCACACCTGCCCTCGATCAAGACACACTTGCTCTACTTGATGTGGGCACTGTTATCAATGTGGAGAAGTCAATTACAACTTCGGAAGGCCCAACCCAATTCGCGCAAAATCTGACCGTTGAAGGCTTGGAGCATCGGCTTACTTTGTCGGCTGGGCATGCGGTCACATACTTCACGGCACCAACCACGATCGTTTATGAGCTGATCTTGGACGATGCTGTATATGGCACACTCGACGAAGACAATGTCCTAGGATAGAAACATGACTGTAAGCACCCCTACTACCGCAGGCCAGATCCTTACTTCGGCTTATGTTAATAACAACATAAACAGCGGACTTACTTATATCACTAGCAGCACCGTCGGAACGGCTGTGTCCAGTGTTGTTGTGTCTAGTTGTTTTAGTACTACATACGATAGCTATCGGATAATTGTTCGGGGAGTAGCAGCAACTAACCAAGATTTTTTTCGGTTGTCTTTAAGTGGTGCTACTGGCGCTTCGTATTCTTACGGAAGTAGTTATTATGCCTACGGTTCGGCAATAGCCTCGGACACAAATGCGTCCAATAGTTTTTGGCGACCAGGCATTATGGGAACACCTAGTTCATTAGTAATGGACATTCATTCACCATTTTTGGCTGCCCGTACAACAATGCAATTTTCGTCATCATCTGACGCATATTCCGTTTTTGGTGGCGGCAATAACACTGATACGACAAGTAGCACAGGATTTACATTGACACCAAGCGCGGGAACGCTTACAGGTGGAACTATTACCGTTTACGGATACCGAAAGGCTTAACCAATGACTCACGAAGAAGCCGTAGCAATGTACCCACATGACGAAGTATGTATTCAAATAGATAATGTTGTGCGCCCTATGACACCCAAAGAATACGAAGCGTTTATTCAGCTGCAAGTCAATGCAGTACCGCTTGCATGATTAGTTATGAAACCGCGCTTACTGTTGGTTAGCGTCATGCTCGCACTTGTTTTGACCGCGTGTGCTGACCGCTACCGAGAGAATTGCAACACCACCAAAGCCAACGGAATACTAGAAAGGCGATGCGCGTGAACCCAGACAAACGCCTAAGCAACGAACAAATCAAAGCTCGACTAATCCTTATCGTAGGAATCGGCTTGACCGCATCTTTCGTCATGGCAATCGCATCACTAATCTTTGGACTTCTATTTGTCGTGCAACCTGTAGAACAAAGCCCGAACGACGCCGAAGCATGGGGAGTCCTTTCGCCGATGCTGATGACCCTCGCAGGTGGCTTGATCGGTCTACTCGCAGGCAACGGACTTAAAGACCGACCAAAAGATCCGCCAGCGCTATGAGCGTGATTCCAGCAAACCCA